GAGTGAGAACCACTTCAGCAAGGCGTAGTGATCATCCAGGGTATTCCTGGGGGTCACACTACGCTCCAACCAACCCTTGACAAGGGGTCGGTGGAGCCGGTTGCACATTCGATCGGTTTGGTATCCGACGAACGAGAACCGCCCAAGCACAGGCGAAGACTCATCCACCACCGGGTAATCAATCAAGATCCCGGACATGAATGAATCAAGCCACTTCGTAGTCCTCCAGAGGCCTGCTCGAAAGAACAGGTTACTCATTTTGGACCACGAAACAACTGCCTGAGCGTCCTTCCGTGAGGAGGGAGGCATTGCTCTGACGCGGACGATACTTACGTCCTCGCCATCGTAATACTCCTTCCCGCAAGACTCTCTGAACTTTCCAGTCCAGAAAGACTTGTTACGGTTGACTTTCATCCCGAAGGATTCAAGACAATCGATCACGGAATTGACACAATCTACGGGGACAACAATGTCGTCTCCGAAGATGCGCACCTTTCCCACATAGGATGTAATGTCCTTGCGGGTTAGGGGCCGTTTGAGCTCTCGCTCTATGCCCATAAAGACCAGTGTCAGAAAGACCATGGCCTCTACAGGGAAAGTGAGAGCTGAACCCATAGACGCGTATTTGGCCAAGGGGATAACTCCAAAGCCATCTACGTCTGCCTTCGTGGACCTGACCGCCATCAACGCCTTTAGCAGGCGCGGATGAAACGCGAACAGGTCCTCTACATGCAGACATGAAACGCGATCGGAAGCTTCGCTAAGGTCAAGCGTAGCCAGTTCACCAGTACGGGAACCTTCACGGGCAAGCTCCTGGTTAGGAGTTTGATCAGTGAAGCCGGTAAAGGCCTTCAGGATGTCATCCCTGTCGACCTCTTCGTAGAACCGCTTTTGCAGAGCCTTCTGCATGAACATCATGACAGTAGGCTCAATAGCGATAATACGAGGCGTTTTCTGCGTTTTAGGGACTGAGATTACCTTTACAGGTACCTCAGCCTCGGGTTCGAGGATGTCCACCTCCTCCAACTGTTCGTAATACGACCAGTTCGGAATCATGAAGTCTGAAAGACTAAAGACTTCATCGAGGCGCATGGTCCAAGTACGGTGCTTCCACTTTTGGTTGCCTTTTAAACCATCAGCGGTAGCACCAGGACCATGCTCTGGGACTAGATCCAGGTGTAGCCCACCGAGTACTTGGTGAGTTCCCTGATCATCCAGGCCTTGGTCATCGCTGACTCCTCCGGTGAGGAGAAGTTCACGATGTACCAGGGGCCCTCTTCCAGCGCTTTCGCGCCAGTCGAGGGAACCGTCAACACGGCCCTGCATGCGTCCCAGGAGCAGATTAGCGATCCGGCGAAAATCTCGTCGATGTTCATGACGATCTCTTCGTTCGGCTTCCAACCTGCGGACATCCTTCTCACACTCGACGTAACCGAGCATTGCTGCATGTTCTCTCTCCTTATTGGTGAGTTGAAACAACTTGCCCGCCACCAATGTTAGTTGGCGGATGGCATGTATGGCATCAATGTTCGGCACCTCGAGCAAACGACCACTCGTAGCATCGAACACTTGACAAAGGAAACCCGATAAAAACTTCGGGAGACCAGACTTCCACGAAAATCCTTGGAAGTCCTGTTTGTCCACGCAGCCTCGGTCGAGACTTCTTTCGAAGTCCTTCCCGAACTGTGGGAGCGCTATCGTCATAAACGACAGCCCTTCATGTTCGATGCGCCCTTGGACCTTTTTGAGGTCCATGGTGGTGCATGTGTGACATCGAGCTCCTAGTTCCATCAGGAGCTCTTGATAGAGCAACATTAGGCTTTTCAATAGCCCTCCTTTATAAGAGGTGTCTATTCCTTAGCCGAATGCTGGGCTTACTACCTGTGCGGACTTACTTGTCCCTCAACAGCCAAAAACTGATGAGTATGGCAATCACCCAAACAAGGGCGAAAATCGCCAAAGCCAGGTAACTCCACCAAGACAGTTCTTCACAGGTACGAGCGAGGCGGTCACAACCGTGACTAACCCCATTCATATCTACGAAGGACACCTCGGACCGAACCCTGGGAAAAGAGTCTTACGACTCCCCCCCAAGGAGCTTCGTGATCAGGGCGTCCGTGGAGGCCGTCATGGCCCCCTTCAGACCCCCGTAGACCGCGAGCTGCTCGGCGTTCGTGAACCCCACCTTGGGGATATCGAACACGAGGTAGCAGGCCATGCGCTTCTCAACGTTAATCGTCGAGTCGAACACGTCTGCTGCGATCTTGGAGTAGTCGAGACGCAGAAGCCGCCTGTTGCGCGTCCCGTTGTACTGGGACGACGCGGTCAGGCGGGTAAGTCCGTCCGCTGAGCCGTAAACGGACTGGTTGGTCCCCACCGCAATGCGGGGGAGGCTGACAGTCGCGCTAATTGGCGCAGCGAACGTCACTGACTGCGGATCGGTAAACGACATACGGCATTGCTCCTTTTGGTGTTTTGGACGCAGTGAATACTGCTAAGAGAACTTGGAAACTCCAAGCGCTCCCAGAATGGAGAGCTGGAAGGCAGACAAACCCTCCCAGCCAACTCCGAACCCATAGGGGTTAGCTTTCCGACGTACCTTCGTCTCAGTGACAAAGGACACATCGGAAACACTCATAGGATTGTACGAAGTCTTGCTACAACCTACGAGGCTATAGGTATTCTTAACGATGGAATGTTCCATCATATACCCATAGTACATAACCAGGCCGTGTGTATGGAATTGGCTCCAATTGGTGATTACATCATCAATATTGGAGAACCATCCAACAGCCCAGGACCAAGGAGTCGCCTGCCAGATAGCATCTGGCGTCGGAGTCAGGCCCAAGCGATCAGCGATGATCGCGAGGTCGCCGAGCTTCTTACTTCCCAAAATGTCTTTCGGAAAGTAATAGGTGAAGCAGCCTGAAAACCAACGGTCGCGCTCTACCTCTAGAGTGCGATACAGGGTCCCCGTGGAAGAGAAGAACGTGTCGACTAGATTACTAAGTCCGCCACCAGCCATATAAGGCTTTTGGGCGGTAGCCGCCACAACTTCACTTCTCTCCCTAACCTTTGGGAAATGGTACTCCCTCCGTATGGGCTTCCCGATACCACGCCGGTATTGTCTTATGACATTTTCGGCGTTGCTGACGGTGCTGGTAAAACCAACAACGTCATTAACGAGAGGCACATAGCCGAACTGAATATTTAGATACTCGGAACCTGCGTTACGCAGGGTCCGGGTCCTCCCCTCCCAAGTAGGGATGGAAGGGCGATGCGGTAAACCGTCTCGCTTCAATTCACTCAGTGCGGCAACGAGGTTGACCACGGGATTCGTGGGCGCAACCGCTGCAATC